AACCCATCAGCCATCATTACCTTTAACTTTCTTTGTACTGACCTCTTTGAGACACCGACTGCATCTGAGATACCTGCAATAGATATTTCAGACTTGTCTTTTAATAATCTTATAATCCTCTTTTCAATCATAAATTTCCTTTCTAACGAGGGGCAGGGAAATTTCCCAACCCCTCAGTTATTTAGTAAACGGACACAGGAATAAGGCTGTTATCATTCACCAATTTCTCGGAGTACCTTATCGTTTTCTTGGAGGAACCTGTGCCCGATTAAATTAATTAATTGGTTGTAGGTTTTCGATAGAGCCGGCATCTTCAAGTCTACTCATGAAGTCATCGATAGACTCCTTAGTAATCTTGATGTGAGTACCGACCTTGATTGACTTTATCTTGTTTTCTCTTATCAAGTCGTAAAGTCTGTTTCTACCTATACCCATTAGTTCTTTAGCCTCGAGGACTGTGTAAAGCATTTTATCCATTGTCTTCACTCAATTCTCCAAGTAGTTCCTCAGCACCTAATACTGCTTTCCTAACTACTCTGGCTGCAGTTTCACTCTTCATGAAACCTGCTGATACTAATCCCTCACAGTGAGGTGCTAGTTCAATCAGGGCTTTCACAGCAACCTGTCTTTCAATAGACCTGTTCCTGCCATCCACACTGCCACCTGATGAGGCAACAGGCACGGATACTTTTTCAGTAGATTCTACTGATTGTCCACCGTCAACTGGTTCCCATGACTGAATGTCATAGTAAAGTGTTCCTGTTCCACTTTGATTTATGGAAAGAACAGCAATACCTTTGGCTCCTACTGACAGTGCGTGAGGTGGGTTCCAGAACCCATTGACCTCTTCAAGAATTACTTGATTGAAGTCTCTGTCTCTAACAGGATATTTACCCTGCATCTTTACAGTTACCTCAACTGGTAAGTAAGTTGCCCGTTGTCCTTTCATCTCAGATACTGACAATTCAATACTGTCATTCTCGTGAGCATAAGGATTGGACAAATTTTCAGTTGTCATATTAACTCCTTTAACTGATTATTATTTACTAAAACGTTTTTTACTATACTCTTATTTACCATTCACTGCAACATCAAAATTATTTGTTTTGAGAATGCCGATGATTGGTATGTAGAAATCAGGGTTCACAATGATTGGTGAGTTGTGAATATCACCGGGGTCCTTGTATGCCCACTGTTTCTTATCAATGTTCTTGGCTATAAAACTTCTTGCCTCTGGGTTCTGTGATACCAGAGTTACAATCTCTTGTGTTTTATAAATAAATACTTGTTTCATAATTGCTTTCTAAAAAGACACGGTGACCCTGTTACAGGTCACCGTTTTGCAAAAGTTCTAATAATGCAATGTCTTGGTTGAGGTTGACTAGAAAGTCACAAATTCATATTATTCTTTGAACTCGTCTACGTCAATACCAAACTCAGCAGCCTTCTCAATGAGGTCTTCTTCACCCCATGTATCAAGCCCTTGATTTACGAGCATTTCTGTATCCTCGTAACTATCAAAACCTTTGTCACTAATTGCAGTAGTGATTGCTTCTGCTAAGCCTAATTTATCGATTGTCATTAAGCCTCCTTTGTTGTTACTAATACGGTAGAGGGCATAGTTGATAGTTATTTAGTTAAGTCTGAAACCACACTTTGGGCATGACTGCACTATGTTTGGTTCAGATTGTGGCGTAATTTGTGGTGGCACAAAGTTTCCATAAGCAACGTTAGTTGATTGAGCAATATTATTATCAGTCAATCTCTTAAGAGTTGCTTGGTCGTAAGTGCCTCGTTGAACAATGTCGTTGCCATCCATCTGTGCTTGTATGTTTGCACTTGTGTTAGATGAATACAACATTGAGTTAGGTCTAACCGTATTGTGTATCTTGGAAAGAGCAGTTACATCCTTGATGTAGGACATACTTTCTTTCTCAAAATTAGCACCTTGGTCTTCCTCATCAACAAGCATCACACCATCCAATGCAGATGCCTCGTTGACTAGACCAATCAATTTCATGATGTAGTTTCTAGCCACCAAGTCTCTGCTCATGGACAAAGGTATCTTCTGATGAACATTCAAAGAATACTTGAATTGAGTATCTTCAAGGGTCATCACTGGAATACCTAGTTCATAAAGCCATGGTGTTTCTGCTTCAAAGATTTCCACCTTTGTTTTCCTTTGTAGGTTTTTCATTGCGTTGATGCCATCAATCTCTTGCAAGACTGGAGTTGGCATTGTTACTTCAACACCGTGCTTTGACTGAGGTCTTGGAATAATCTCATTATTGACGACATAATTTATGCCTTCTGGTGGGATTACATTCCTCAGCATTTCCACAGCAGTTTCAAAGTCTCCCTTCACCATAGGTAATACAGCCTCAACCGTTGTGCCTTGGTGGTAGTTAGGGTCTTTGTGCTTAATCGTATTCCTCACACCATCTTTGAAACTAACGGTGTAATTCCTAGTCTTAATCACAGCTTCTTTTGAAACAGCAATGAGTTGTTTCTCACCTGCATTGAACCTACCTGCAACAGTAGGGTCGTTTCTCTTTTCAGTAGTCCTGAAGAGAGTATAGATGTCGGTTGGGTCTTTGAAACCACCACCGTCATCTTGCACCTTAAGTTGTGCAGGTCTGTTGCCATCCTTTGTAAGTATTACAATACAAGAGGTTGGCGTTACAGCACCTTCAACGTAGCCCAAGAATTCATCGAACACATTGGTCACCAGTTCAACTGCGTGTCTCCATGCAGGGACAGAACCAAATAGTTCTTTGAGTCCTTTGATGTCTACTTCAAATGCAGATTTAATTCTGCTTACAACTTTCTTAGTCATAATTTCCTCCTTAATTATGCCCTCTACTAAAACGATATTGAGGAGGCGTTTAAGCCTCCTCTACTGAATTCACTTCCCATTTAGCATCAACAGGCATTGTGACATCTCCTTCTGCTATCACTTTGCTGTGTGCATCCCATTCATTATCACTTTCCAATTCAAAGTCTTCTTCAAACTGTTCAGTTACTGTCCACTTGACTGTGTATGTCTTAGTCATCATTACCCTCCTTGAGTTGCTTGTTGAGTTCATCTATTTTTTTCTGAACCCATACAACACCACGAGTATTGATAAGACTGTGAAGATTGAAAACATCAACCTCTTCTGAGATTTGTGCCATCTCTTCCAATTTTCTTTTAACATTTGCCACTTTACCTCCTTGCAAACATTGTTTATTACTAAGACGAGACTCACAGGAGGGGCTTGTCTGTGAGCCAAGGTTGTTAGGCTAGAGCAGGCTCTAGCACTGTGTTTGACAGATTTGCAACATCCCAACCGAACTTCTCAAACTCAGTAGCCCTGTCGTAGTCTTCTAAGTCTTGAGATGCCCTTGTTACAGCGTTTGTAAGTCCCCATTTAGTTGTGTCACCACCTTTGATTAAGTGGTTCAATACTGAGTCTTTCTCATCCTCTGTAAACTTAAACTGTTTCTGTATTATTTCAACAGCATCGATAGGCTTTGCTATCTCAGTTTCTGTAGTTTCCCTGAGTTTTCCCAACACATTATTGAACCCTTCATTAGACAACACATTCCTCACTACATCTTGCACCTGACCAACTAAAGCCTCACTTGTTTTGTTCAGTGTGTCTCTGCTGAGTAAGTCTGTGATGTCATGTGATGCACCAATGTGTCTTCTTCTGAAAGATGTTTCTGCAATCATACCGTTCATGCAAACTAATCTTTCGATGAATGCTTGAACATTTACAGAACCATATCCAACTTCTGAATTACTTACGATTACACCACCTCTGACAACATCACCCTTCTCAATCTCACCTGTAAGTTTGTCAGTTACAGCTTTGATGTAGAGTTTTTTCTCAGTAACATTGGATGAGATAATTTCTAGTTTCTCATCAAACATTACAGGCAACACAGCCTCGGCGACATCTTCATTATCAAAAGTCAGATACTTGTTGGACAAGTCAGCCCTCATCAAATCCCAGACAGTTGAACCGTCTGATTGATAAGTTCTAATCATTCTTTTGTTTTGAGTTTGTCCTAGCCAGTTGTTAACATTTTCTGCTAACAATACTGGGTTGTTGTTCATTACTCTTTCGTAGTAAGCGTAAGGAATTTGCAACCTAGTTGCTAGTTGTCTGTGTGCAGTGGGTGTAATCTCCATTTGCTTTGAGTCATCAATACTCATTAAGACTGGAGCATTAGTTGTTACATCGTCTTGTTCAACTGGAAGTAATTGCATACTTCTGCTGTCCACGACCATATCAACTTTTTTCTCTGCTTGGTCTGTAATTTTCTTTGCTAACTCATTTATGTTTAATCCTAATTTTGGCATCTATGCCTCCTTTTGATGCCCCTCAATTTTTTATTACTAAAACGATAGACTAGGTGGAGGACTCAACCTCCACCTTCTGTAACTTTTTAAGCTGTTTCTTGGCACCTTTTTGCAAAGCCTTAGCCCACTCAACAAGTTTTTCTAGTTGCTCAATATCATCTGATAACCAAAGTTGAACATCTGAATGGTATTTTGTTTGAGACAATTCAAGTCTTCTTGCATTGTCAATTCTGAAACTAACTATATTTGCGTTTTTAGAATGATGATTAAAAATTTCATTGGCTGTTAAACCAAATAAATCACCATGGCTGTCAAGCAAAATGTTGTTTTCTTTTTCTTCTGTCATAATATTTACCTCCCTATTATGATTATATTTTTTACTAAAACGATACAATCGAGGGGCATGATTGCCCCTCATTCAACTAATTCATTTAATTGACTTGGGTCTTTTTCCCAAGGTTTAGTTCTTATGAATTCTATAATTCGTAAACATGCTTGGTCAGAAATAAAACTATTATCTCCAAGCAAATTTGCTGATTGGATGTGACTTATAAAAAGTAAAACCTGCTTAGAAGTTTCATGACTTAGTTGTTTGCCATTTTCATCAACAAAAACTTTTCTATTTTCTATGTTAATTTTCATTATTACCTCCTATGAAAATTTATTTATTACTAAAACGGAACCGAGCAGGGGCTTAGCCCTGCTCTGGATTGTTTACCTCTTTGATTGTGTCAATGTCTGGGGTGTCTGGTGCACCATACTTTTGTTTGAGTTCATCAGTTGTCATGAGATAATCTGGGTCTATCTCAATCTCAACTCTTTCATCAATCAATTTAAGCATTGTGTCTTGGTCAATTAAACCAGAGTCACACAATGCCACAAGCATTGTTACCATTAATCCTTTTGGTGCTGTGTTTTTATCTTTTGACCAATCAAACTCCCAATCTGGCTGTAACTCAACATATGAGTCAATCCAATCATAATTAGTAAGTTGGTCAATAAAAGTGGAAACTTGTTCATTCATAATATCCTCCTATATGAATTGTTTTTACTAAGACGGTTGAGGGGCATTTCTGCCCCTCAAGAGATGTTTAACTTTCTAAATTGCAAAATGTAAAACATCAAAAAGAATTCTGCAATTGCTTAAGCTGTTACTAAGACGGCAGGGTCATCAACCCTGCTCTTTTAAGATTGTGAAAATAGAATTATCACTGACAACTATATTTCCTGTATCATTAATAGACACTTCAATCATTTTAACCTCCTTGATTAAAGTTAGAGTTACTAAAACGAGGTTGGGAGGGGCATCCCTGCCCCTCTCACTATCTAAAGATAAAGTGGTGGTGGGTATCCTAAACCTCCTGCTTTAGCTTTACCCCACAATAAAAGTCTTATGTAGTGAAATGCTTTTTCATCTTTGCCTCCGATATGCCACATATCAATATCTTCTTTATCTAAACCATCAACTGGGTCGTAATTCTTTCCGTTTTTATAGTTGTAAATTGTTGCAACTGTTTTGTCAGGAAATTCAAAAATCCACATACATAATACTTTTGCATCTGAACTTTCTCCCAAATGCTCTTCACCAAACACTGAAACAAGTTTGTCATAGGAAATATTTACATGCCCTATGAAACTGGTTCCAAAGTCGTTAAGAGTTGGTTTGATTGTGATTTCTGTTTCCATGATTAAATCCTCCTTCATCATGATTATTTTTTACTAATACGATTTACTGGGGGGCATTTCAGCCCCCCATATTGTTAGGGTTGTATCTGTTTATCATATTGCTGAATAACTCTTCTTGCCTCATTCTTAGCCGTTTCAATAAACAGTCTTTTTATTTCTGCCCTGAATTGTCGCCTTGTCTTTGGTATTTCATTGACCTTCATACCGATACAACTTTTAACCATTTCTAAAGTTGGGTATTCAGGTTTTTCAACTGAACCTAAAAACATAAATGCCATTTTAGTTTCAATGAGAATTTTATTTCTCAAGTAAACCTCATGGTAATTATCTTTGGTAATTTCTTGGTAACCTCCGAACATTGCATTAAAACCAAGTAATTTTTCTAAGTCTGAAATTCCTTGTTTTTCTTTGTTTGGGCTTTCAATTAATAATGACATAAATCCTCCTTGTGTCATTGGTTTATTACTAAAACGGTAACGGTTGGAGGCTTGCGAAACCCCAACCGTTACAATCAAACTAAACTTTGTCAGTCTGAGTCATCACTAAATTGCAAAACATACACTTAGTTACTGTTCCATCGTCTGAACCGTAAATGATTTCATTTATTGGGTGAGAACAATTGTATTGTTTCCAAGTGATTTGTTTTGGGTGATTATTAACTATCCATGCTGCCATGGTTCCTCCATTGCTAATTGTTTACTAAGACGATACCAAGCAACCAATTTGGAGGGGTTGCTTGGCGTTGTCTTGGGTTCTTTCGTTTCGGTTTATTAAACTTTGAATTTAATCCAAGGCTTGCGACTTGGAACCATACACCACCCACAGTTTCGGCTTCATTCCTGACTTTCACAGTTGTTCACTTAGTAATTTGTTTCAATAACCTAGACTTGAAAACATAATCAAATATTTACCCTTGGATGAATATTTTTTCTGTAACAAGTAACCACCACATGACCAGACAACCTCAACGATTAAATAATAATGTAGCTTTGTATTTTACTTTTAGTTATTTACTTAGGACTGCTTTTCTCATTCAACAGAACTTGTAGATGTTGCACATTGCTTGTTATAAAAATCCTTCGGACTATCTCAGCAGGGCAATGCCACGCCCTCCATAACCGAATTGATGAGTATTCAACTAATGCCCCAAGGGACAACAGTCTTTTATTCTGTGACCAGTTCACATCAACCCAGTTTGAACATACCTGTAGGGAC